TTTCTTGGCAAAGTTTGATCAAAAGAACGTAGGAGATCTTCCCAATTCTTTTGGTCAGTAACGTTTTTTTCAAATTGTTCATTGTTCGATTTAATCTGTATAATTCGAGGTTTAATCTCACTGATCTGCTCCGCTGCATCTGCATATTTTTGTTGCGCTCCTGTGATCATAGCCTTCTCTGCCGAGACATCGATAGACTGACCACAAGTAGGGCATTCTTCTTTTAATTGTTCTAACTTTTTTAAGGTTCGTTGAGCACCCGTAGCGACTGCTTGTAAAGAACCTAACTCCTCCTGTAAATCATCATAGGACTCATAGCTTGTAACTTTGCTACTCTGTATAGCTGAAATATCTATTTGATCGAGCAGTGCCTTATATTGATTATTTGTAGTAATTTTTTTATTTTTTTCAGAGATATTTTCAATTTCTACCATTAAAGAACTTAGAGTCTTTTCATCCTCAGATGTATCAATTTGTAAATCCAACATGGGCAGTATGGTTATATCACTCAATTTATTATCTTCTAACCATTTTTCCACTGTCGCTAGTTTCCCAGAGATAGTAGCAGACCTATTCGATACTTCTTTTGAAGCATTTTTAAAGGTTTCAAATAACTCAACGTACTTTTCCAAGTGCAGTAAGTCTATTAAAAACTTCTTACGGTTAGCATCTGTAGCAGTTAAAAACTGCAAGCTCGCATTAGTATTCTGATAAACTAACTGCGAGAATGTTTTAAAGTCAACTCCTAGAATCTCCTGTAATGTTTTATAAGTATTCGTAGCCGTATGGCTAGAAACATCAGTACCGTTCTTTTCGAGTTTTACTTTTATACTTGTTTTACGATCTATCGTAATCTCGTACCTATCATCGTCTTTCGTAAAAGCTAGATAGATACTGTATCCATTATTTACATAACGGTTTGGAATATCTGCTTTTTTGATTCCCTTTGAGTTTTTGTTATACAAAGCCTCTTCAATGATTAACGGTATGGAGGACTTCCCCATACCGTTAGTACCAAGGATTTGTGTGACGGTATTATCGTCTAAACTTAACTCATTACCAGAACCATAACTAAAGCAGTTATCCCATCTCAATGTTTGTAGTGTAATCATTGTATGTTCCTATGATATCTGGTATCTTACTAGGGTTAATTTCTAGTATGTACGTTAGGTACTCTACTAGTTCTTCTTGTATCGTCATTTCTTTATCCATAATGAGCGATGCTTCCGACTTTCGTTTTACTACTTTTTTATCTAGCAACTCAGAGTTCTTGACTCCTGCTAGATCTTGTATATCCCCTTCTACTTCGTAGATCGTATGATCAAACTCAGTAGGTATCATTTCTTCACTACTTGTTACAGTCTTGCGAATAAGCTGTGGTAGTCTAAACTCTTCCCACAACCAAGTCCAATCTGCTTCATTGATAAGTATGTAACCTGTTTTTACTTTACTTCTGTGAAACGAAGTAGTCATTGGGCTACCAGGGTATACAATGTTACGTTGTGTATTACTGTGAGAATGTAAGTCTCCTGCGAATACGACAGGGAAATCTTCTAGTAGTTCTAGGTTAATCTCCGGCTTAACGTGCGGTGGTATCTCTCCTCTAACATGGGTAAATAAAGGCTGAGTCGTACTAAAATGATCGATGCTTCCTTTTCTATGTAAATCTGCATATGGTAAGATACCATAACCTAAGTCGTGATCGACATACGAGATGTCCACTACATTGATTAAAGGATTAATATCTCTGGAAACTTGTTTTAACTGTGTAAAGAATGTTTTATTCTTTTTAGTTGCTTCATGGTTTCCATCATAAATAATTGTTGGAATCTTTACTCCTCGAATAAACGAGAAGTAAAGCTCTAACTCTTCCATATTTGGAAGACGATCAAAGAGATCGCCTCCAATTATATGCATATCACACTCTTTTTCGAGCTTGTAAACTTGCTCGAAAAACATTCTATAACGATTTGTAGCCCACTTTATAGGAACATTCTTCTGCCCTAGTTTTATGTGCCAGTCCGCAGTGAATAGAATCATCCTACATTAAACTCTGCTTCTAATGCCTCATCATCAGTTTCGTCACCGTGGTTACGAACTCTGTCAAGCAACTCTTTCTGAGCGTCAGCGGTTGGGCGAGGCATAACATCGTCCATAGACTTTAGTTCAGCAACAGCAGATAATTCATCTTCATTAAGTTGTCTTGGCTTGCACTTTAGTGCTTGTAGTTGATATTCTACATTGTAAGGAAGAGGCCCAGTCTTTACTCGTTTGAAACAAATGTCCCAACCAGTAGAGTGATCAGTAGGATCTCCAAGATCTTCTGCGGCAGTAATAATTTGCTCCCACAACTTCTTCTTGAGATTTACTACTTTGAGTTCTCCGTTATCAATGCATTGAGTAGCGTAGCTCCAGCCACACTTAAGATCAGGGTAGTAGTCTCTTACCCAGTCTTTCTCCATGTTATTAAATCTTTCTGTGTTTCTATCGAATGATAGACACTCCATAGGAATGTTTTTACCGTTCTCTCCATTGATCCAGTAGACGTATCGAGCAAGAATGTCGCCAACAATACGCATTTTGTTATCGCCGTCTTTGTACTGAAAGGATGAGATTGATGATTTTTGGGCAGAACCCTTTTGTTGATTAAATGCAATAGCCATTAGTGTATAGTCTCCAGTGTGACTTCTTCATATATGAATATAATTTCTTCTTCATTCACTATGAGTAGCCTGTTATCGTTAATATGTTCTAGAGGCACAGGACAATGTAGTGCGTCTAGCGTAGTTTTATAAGATGCTATGTAATCAGCATAACCTCGTAGAGAAGCTAATGCATAATAGACACATAGTTCTTTAGCTGTATACTTATAGGAGTGGTACAGGAGCATATCCCCGTGAAGAAGAAAGCTGGAGCCTGTAAAGTTTTTGTGTGAGTATTTATAACTACGATCATACTTGTTTCTGGGAATGTGATTGTTTACTAACATTTCCATTATCAAGTTGCAGTTGGCAATATTGCCCTCTGCCGTATCATAAACCTTTTTCCAATCAAATAAGAGCATATATTATACTTTGTTTTTACCAAGTTGTCAAGAATTATTTTTCTAAAGGTATTTCATGTCCCAACCCTGCTTCATATAGAACCCTACACGATTTGAGGCTTGTTTTCTAGCTGTATTTCCTTTCAAGTGTATGTCTATCACGACGGGACTGATTTTTCCTTCCTTCTTTCTAATCACTCGCCCTATGAGCTGTGTGAGTAGTGGTTCGTTGTTGACAGGTGTTCCGAGTATTAAGCAACTCAGATTGTCAACTGATATTCCTTCAGAGAAAATTGCTTGCGTTCCGTATAGAACTTGTGCATCCCCGTAGAGAATTTCATCTACAAGTTTTTCTCTGTCTTCGTGTGCAACATCTCCTGTCACACATATGGCTCTGTCTCCCGTAAGCTCCGAGCAGGCTTTGAGAAAACTTACTCTATCACTTACTACTAAGACTTTGTGCCCTCTTGCGGCGTAGGCCGCTGCTAGCATTGATATAGTATGTCTATACTCTTCATCGTTTGCTAACTTTGTTACTCTATTTGCCCACGGTATTTTAGTTCCATCCATAAAACGTATTTCCGAGGGTACTATGTGTATTGTAGGGGTCATATAGTTTTCTTTCGGTGGCTTAAATACAGTATTACCAAAGTAATCCCTGAACACAACGTGTTTACCATCCTTTCTTTCTATAGTCCCCGACAATCCTATCTTATATCTGCAGTAATTTGTATCTAGTATTTTGGAAAAGGTCGGACTACTAACATGGTGCATCTCGTCTAGTATGACTGTGCCAAACTCTTTGCGAATCTTGTCTACGTTTCTGTAGAGAGTCTGTGTATTCCCAATCACGATAGGAGCATCAAGTTCAAATCTACCACTGCCTATGATGCCAGCTTTAATTCCATATACTTTTTCTACTTCTTTTGCCCACTGATTTCTTAGAGGTACAGTGTGAGTAACAACAAGTGTTTTCTGACCAAGCTTACCAGCTATAGCTAAACCTGTAAATGTCTTTCCCCAACTGACCCATGCGTTTATTATGCAATTATCTTCGATCTCATTAAAAACATCCTGTTGACTTTGTCGTAATTCAAACCTAAAGTCTGGAAAGTCTAAAGGCTTTTGTACTCGCTTATCTACTATTTCATAGTGCTCTGGTATCAAATCCGTACGCCCTATTGGTAGTGATACTAACCCGTTACGAATTATGCCCATGTTTTTAATCACTTGAGGCGGATCAAGAGGGTTGTGCGAGGGAATAGTATATGTGAGTTCTTTATCAATGACCTCTTGTAGTTCTTCGCTACAATCCATATATATTCGGTGACTTATAACAGCTTTCATAGATTTAGTTCATTTTTTGCAATAATATAAGATTTTACAAAGTCGGAACGTACTATGTCCTCAACTTCAAAGTCGATGAAGTCAAACAACTCCATTCGTTTTAGTATTTGTATAAAGTCTTGCATACCATTCTGCTTTAGATCAGCCTGACGGAAATCTCCACAGAATATAACTTTACACCCTTCTCCCATTCTAGTAATAATCGAGTCTAGCTCATGGAAGGACATATTTTGACACTCATCAATTAAAATAACCGCGTGCTTCAAGGTTATACCCCTAATAAAAGATGTTGTCATAAAGTCCACTAGACCTTTTTGTTTGAGAATACCATAAGCATCTCCACGCTGAAACAACTCGTTTGCGATATCTTTGTAAGGTTCTTCATAGACTGAGGATTTCTCTTTCTCAGTCCCGGGAAGGAAACCAATATCACGAGTAGGTACTGCACTTCTAATTATTACTAGCTTTTCATAAGAACCTTTGGACATATCATCAAACGCTAAGTAGCAGGATATGAATGTCTTTCCTGTACCTGCCAGTCCATGTAGCATTAGGTTTTTCTGAGAATCAAAAGCTTTTACTTGGTTTCTAGTTAAGGGTTCTATCTCATGCAGGGTCAAACTAGCACCTGCTAAAGTTCTATTTCTTTTAGCCATATTATACTTTTCTTCTTGTATCCTTGAGTTTCGTCTCCGAATACTCGTACAGCATCCACGGATAGCCATGTAGATGCAAAATTCCTGCCCATATCATTCCTGATTCGGGAGGTCGTGGTACGGTAAAAGGTACATGACACCCTTT